GCGCAGGGTGGCAGGGTCCTTGATATTGATCGGGTCGGTGGTGCTCACGCCCAGACGCTTTGCCAAGGCTGAAGCGTAGGCTTGGGTATCGTTCTCGTTGCTCGGCGCCCAGCGGTTGATGGTCTCGAGCACCGTATCGATGCCCTTCCCGCCCACGCCGGGCATGCCGTCCTTGCCTCGGTAGTTGATCAGCAGCTTGCCCAAGGCGCGGATGCCGTTTTCGGGATGGTCGAAGCGAGCGAATCGCGGTTTGGCTACTCCCTCTTCCAGGCCCAGCTGGCCTTGCCAAGCGTTACGGGGATTGAAATCAATGTTGCCGGGGTTGTTGTTCCGGACGCCGCGCGGTGTGGTCATAGGTTTTCTCCAGGCACAAAAAAGCCCGCACCGGGGCGGGCTGGGATAGTTGTAAGGGTCAAGCGGCGGGTTCTTCGGGCGCTGGCGCGGCCTCGGGTTCAGCCGGCTCTTTCGCAGTGATCGAAACCTTGGCGCTGTAATCCTTCAGCACCTGGGCGGTGAACACCTGCGCAGTAGGAAACTGGTTCAGGACCGCTCGAGCGCGAGCATCGGCTTCTTCCTGAGTGGCGAAGCGGGTGTTGTTCTCGGCGTCGTAGGCGTTGGTGAGATTGATGGCGATGAAAGGCATGGTGTTCTCCAGGCAAAAAAATACCGCCGGTGGCGGTTGGATTTGGGGGGGAGGCGCTGGATCAGGCCGGCAGTGCTGGCCAGTCGATCGCGCTGGGGTAGTCGGGTTGATCCTGCAGGCGGTTGAGCGATACGCGGTAGCGCTTCCAAGCTATTAAGGCTTCCGCCTCAGCCGGGGTCGCGTCATCCAGGTCCACTGCATCCTGCAGCGGGGCGATGGCCAGGTCGGCCGCCGCCCGGCGTTGGGCAATCTCGGCCATGGCCGTCGTCCGCAGTTGCTCAATAGCGGCTTGGGTCTTGTCCTCAGCGGTGACTACCTGGCTCCAATCGATGGCCGCATAGCCCTGAGCAGGCGCGGGCTGTTCTGCGTCAGGGATCGGCAGCTCGACCAAGCCATCAGCCGGTGTCACGATATCCGCTGGATATCGCGCCGCCTGGTCCGCTTCGTCAGGAATAGGTAAGAGCAGTGTAAGTACCAGATCGCCACCAATACGCTCCACCGGTGAAACGATCCATTCGGTCCCAGTAGCGGCGGCAGGCAGCGTGGCGCCTTCTGGCAGCTGGGTGAAGTCCAGCGTCAAGCCATTGATTGTCAGGCTGTCGCCCTGCTTGTAGACGGTTAGCGCCTGCCCCAGGAAGAACACGGGGGATAGTTGCAGCCTCATCAGTACCACCTCCCGGTAGCAGTCCACCCTACATAGCACGATTGACCAGGCGACCATGCGCCCTCAATCAGCATCCCGGAATTGCTGGTCGCGCAGCCACTGAGCCGGTTGATCTGAACACTGTTGTTCGAAACGGGGTAAGCCATGGTGACCTGCGTCGAAATCTTCGGGTTAGCTGTGCTGACAAAACCAGTGAATGCTGCCGGGAACGTGATGCCTACACTGGTCGGCGCAAGCGACGCTCCGTTATGGGTCATGTTGGCCATCCCCCAGCAGATTTGAGTGCCATCTGCAAAGCGGATGAATTCACCATTGGCATTGCTGCCCCGTTGCAGCACGGCGCCAGTCGGAACTCCGGAGGCCTGTCCTACCGAACCAACGATATTGGCTCTGTTGAAGGCAGTTGCAATGAAGTTGTAGAGCTCATCGAAGTTGGCGATCGCCTTCAGCCACGCGCTGCGACGGTCATCCCCACCAGCGCCGGTGGGCGCTGTCCCGAGGTTGATTGTTTGTTTTGCCATAGTAGGTCCTTAAAGCGGCTTCATTGGCCGGGAGGCAAACAGCGTTCGCCCGTTGGCTGTGAGTGGATTGATCCCAGAGGCGTTGTCGCAATACATCTGCAACAACGACCTATTGCCTGGAAGGAAACCTCCGAAGTTGGCTCGGAACGGCTGGGCCGTCTGTTCAATATTGGTTACCGAGAACAGCGCATTAGCCAACACATAGTCCTCGTAGCTACCCGTCCACGGCATCTGCTGGCTCGGCGCATAGTAGGCACCGCCTGTGATGGGATTCCCTGCCTGGATAAACTGGTTGCTGGCCGGTTGGCCGTTTAAAAGCGCCAAGTTCGCCGATGTCACAAAGGTTCGCGCTCCGGAAGCGTCCCTCACTGAAGCCCCATAGATACCCGCCGAAACAGCAGGTGTTTGGTAACTGGCGCAGAACCACTTGATATTCATCGGGTACAGCGCTACTTCACCGTGAGCCACTTGGTTGTTGTAGGCCTTGAGCCGGAATCCGGTCCAGTTCCCCGGGGACCCTTTGACGTAAAAGTTCCCCACCATCATATAGTCCTCGGCATTCAGAAATATCAGTGGCCG